TGCCGAGGTCGTTCGTCGCAATCTGCAAGGGCGTTAGGGCATTGGTCGCGACGCCGCGGATCGATGTCTGGAGCGCGTCATAGAGCGCGCGCTGCGCCCCGACGAGATCGTTTGCCTTGGTCAGGCTCTCGATGTTGAGAAGCTGGGTGCTGGTGAGCGTGCCGAGGGCATCGTCCAGCGTCTTGGCGCCCTTGGCTGGGTCGTCGAACGCCTTGGCGAGCGTCTTCGCTGCGGTCGGGAGGTCAGTTCCGGTCGCCTTGGCGTAGTCCGCAGCCGAAGCAGCCAGATCCTTGAACAGATCCTTGCCGATGTTGTGGACCTTGGCGAGTTCAGCCACGACCGCCGTAGCGGAGTCGCGCGTCACGCCAGGCGCGAGGGCCAGCGTATTGATGAACTTCTTCAGATCCTCGTTCGAGATCAGGCCGGCGCGGCCCGTCGCCGAGAGTTGCGCCTGCAAGTCGTTCAGGCTGCGCTGCAGGGTTTCGGCGTGGGATGCGGCGACGCCGAGCACAGCCAAGCCAGCGCCCAGGCCAGCGAGGCCGAGGGTTACCGGAGTGATGTAGGAGCCGACCGCCTTCAGGGCATTGCCCACGCCGCCGAACGAGTCCTTGATCTGCGCGCCCTGCTGGAGCAGAACCGTCAGGGGTCGCTGCCCGCCCTGGAGCGAGACAACGATGTCGGAGAACTGCGCGGGCAACTGGCGCAGCGCCTGCGCGGTCTGCCCGGCAGAGACGCCGACCTTCTGCAGCGATGCGGTTGCGACCGCGCCGGCCTTCGCCGATTCAGTAGCAACTTGCTTGAATGGCGCTGCGGCCGCGGCTGCTGCGGCCGGGGCAAAAGCCGTGGCCCCGAGCGAGGTCGTCGCGCCGGACAGGGTGTTGCTCGCCCCAAGCGAGGTCGTGACTTTCGAGAAGTCGATGACCGCTGCCGTCGTCTTTTTCGTCTGCGCCTCTAGCGCGCGTGCCTGGTCGATGAGCGGCTTGAGCGAGTCAAGATTGGCATTACGCTGGCGGCCTACGCTTTCGTAGAAGTCAGCACCGGTCTTCTTCCCCGACTCCAGGGTGGCGATGTACCGCTGCAAAGAGGCTTGGAGGTTCCGGGTTGCCGCGTCCGCCTTGGCCGACGCTTTCTCGGTGCCGGCGCCGATGCCGGAGAGGCCGTCCGCGGCCTTCTTTCCTTCGGTGGCGGCAGCCGCCCCGAGGTCAGCGAGGGAACGCTTGGCCCTTCCGACACCGGCCTCAACGCCGCTTGCGTCGGCGGTGAAAACCATCTGTGCGGTTAGATCGGCCATTCGTACCCCGGAAATAGGAAAGCCACCCGAAGGCGGCTATTTGTTTTTTTGCTCTTGCTCTTGCTGGTCGCGCTTCTGCTTCCAGTACGCAAGCTCGGTGCGCTCCATCACCTGAACGTCGTCGAAGACAGAGGGCCAGTCCTCACGAGGAAGACCAGCCATCTCGAAGACGAAAGGGAGTTCGGCATAGATGAGCCCGGTGGTGCCGGACATGCCGACATCCCACCGGGTATTCATCGCGGTGAACGCCTTCAGGGCGTCCACGTTGTCAGGCCAGAGTTCCGTTGGCGGTGGCGTCGCCTGCTCGACCGTCATCCCGTAAAACCGAGCTTCCTGCTCGGTCGGCGGGACGAAGGGCTCGAGCAACTCGAGCACCACCTCCTTCAGTTTTTTTCTTTGGCCTTCGTCAGTTCAGCGAGGTAGGCGTCCCACACAGCACCCGGCGCCGCGAGATAGTTGTCGGCCAGAAGACCGACGTTCTCCGCGTTGAAGGTGTCGGCGAGATCCCACCCGGTCGCCAGATCCATGATGAGTTCGGCGTCGCTCTTGCCCTGCATGGTCTCGGCGTAGTCTTTCAACGCCTTGCGCCCGCGATGCTTGAACGTGAACTCGACCGGCTCCGGCTCGTTGCCGGGGATGTGCACCAGCACCTTCGCCTTGAAGGTGGGGTTCGGCTGCAGCTTGATCGCCATGCTTAGTACCGCACCGGCTCATTGAGCAGCGCGATGGTGGCCTGGCAGGCCATCAGCTCGTTCACCGTCAGGGACGGGGTCCGGTTGATGGACAGGAAGCCGTTGTACATGATGAGCGAGCCATCGGCCAAGGTGACCTTGATCGCGCGCGGCAGGCGGTCATCGTTGGCGACGCCGGCCAGGATGAAGCCAGCGAGCAGCGGGTCATCGGCAACCGACATGGTCACTTGGAACGGCGTCTTGTACGTCGGGATCTGCCGCTGGGCGTCACCCTCGAGCAGCTGGTAGGTAAGGAACTGCTGCTCGCCGCCGCTGGTGTTGATGGAGAGGATCTGCGACAACTGCGTGAAGCCGGAGACCTTGGCGACCGTACCAGCGCCGGAACCCGCGGGGTACAGGCTGGTGAGCGTGGTGTCGACGCCGTCCAGCGTGAAGTGGGTCGTGTCGGTGACCGTGACGCGGACGATCTTGTTGCTCAGCTTCGACCAGCCAGAGACGATCTCGACGAAGTCGCCGGTCGCGAGTCCGTGGGTCGCGCTGGTAACCGCGGCAGGGTTCGCGTTGGTGATGGCCGAGAAGGCTACATTGGCGCCGGTGCCGTTTTCGATGGCGATGGTTGCGCCGTTGGCGAGTTTGACAGTCATGACGATGGCCTTTCAGAAACGAAAAAACCCGCCGAAGCGGGTTGGTGGATGAGCCCAGGCGGGCGTAAAAAAGCCCGCTCAAGGCGGGCCGGGGTTGAAACTCAGAGGTCTATCTGTCGGACCAGATCCCGAAGTCCTGCCGCGATCCGCGGTACAGGGTTTCTTCGTCGTAGGTGGCGGTCTGCGCGCCGATCGCCTCAGCCTGAAATGCCGTCGCCAGGAACATGGCGCTCTCGATCTGCACGCCGATCGACGCAGCCTCCGAGCGCGTCAGCGACCACACAGCCACCTGAAAGCGGCCGTTCTTCTTGGATGGCAGCGCGCGCTCGACGAACTGGAGCGGAGTGCCGCCGATCTGCTGGTAGACGATGTACGGGAGCGCAGCGCCGAGCGGTGCAACGTCCGGGTACATGCGGTTCCCGACCAGCCCCTTCAGCGTGTTGAACAGGTCCGCTTCGATGGTCAAAGCACTTCCTCCATCCGCGACATCAATTCAGCCTTGGCCACCTGCAGGGCAAAGTCCTTGCGCGACGCATACGCGGGCCGGATGAACGGGTGAGCCGGCGCGCGGCTGGTGCCAAACTCAACCATGTAGCCGTAGGGCACCTTCTGGTGGTTCCAGGAGATGTGATACGTGGCGCGAGTCTTGCCGCTGTGGTCCTTCGAATAAACCTGGTAGATGGCCTTGCGCAGATCGCCCGGGTTGAACAGGTAACGAACGCCAGTCTTCTTGCTTTCGGTGCCGTAGAAAAAGTGGGCCTTCGAAGACTCCGGGACGCGCAGGCGCGCCTCGAGATAGAGTTCCTCGGCGCCGGCTTGCGCTGCCGGGCGGATTGCCTCCTGCGAGGCATGGCTGATGCCGTCCAGCCAGCCATTCGCAGCCGACGAATCGAAGCCGATCTTGAACGCCGAGCCGTCCGGGTTGCCGCGACCGTTAGCCACCGACCACCTCGCACGCCAGGTTGATGCGATCACGATGCTGCATGTCTGGCAGCACCGCGTCGATTCGGTAGACCGCCCCCTGCGCATCCACCATGCGCAAGGTCGGCAGCACGCCGGCCCGCTTGCGGATCTGGATGCTGACCTTGACGATGCTGACCGGCGCGTCGGAGCGCACAACCTCGGCGCCGGTCTGGTATCGGATATTCGCCCACAGCTTCGTGACTTCGGTCCAGCCGGGGAAGGGCTGACCGATCGCGTCCTGGACCATGCCAGGCTGCTGGAGTGAAACCCGATCCTTTAGGCTGCCGGCGCGCATCAGCAGCTCCAGACCTTCACGGTGCCGAGCAGCTGCTTGGCGCCGAGTGGCAGTTCCTTGAGGTCAAGATCGGTCGTCGCCTCGCGCTGCTCATAGAAATGGGCCACGGTCAGGAGCAGCGCGGTCTTGACCGCAGGGTCGAGGTCGCCGGCCACGTAGCGCACCTTCACGGCATTCTTGACGACGCGCGTCTCCGGCCATTCGGCGCCATAGGCCAGGACGGCGCGCGCCTGGAGCCCGTAGTCGTCCAGCGCGTAGAGCGCCGCGGACAGGGTCTGCTCGACCCCGGCCGTGTCGATGTACTTGATGCTGGTGATCGAGGTCACCGGGCCATTCGGCAGGTTGATGGGGCAGCCGGTCGGGAAGGCGTCGAGCGCCAACTCCAGCGTCTGTGTGCCGATCGAGCGGCCGGTTTCGTGCTGGGCCAACTTCACGGCGCCAGCGAGCCAGCCGACAAACGAGGCGTCTTCGGTCGTGTCAAGCGGATCGGCGCGGCTCTGCACGCGCAGTTCTGCTGTGGTGATCTGCTGCGTTGCCGGGGTGATGACCTTGACGCCCATGACTTACCCGCCCTTGTTCTCGGGCGCGTGCTTCTGCGCCTTCGTGGTTCGCTTCTTGCCTTCTTCGTTGGACTCCACCCAGCCTTCGCGGGTCGAAACTTCGATCAGGTCCGCATCCTCGGTTTCGATCTCGGCGCCGGCTTCGAAGTACTCGACGGCCACGCCACGATGAGCCCAGGAGAACGGTTTCTTTGCGATCAGTTTCATGTCGGAATCCAATGAAAAAGGCCCTCCGAAGAGGGCCTTGGTTCGACGCTTGGTCTTAGGAGACGGCGACCTTGAGCAGCTTGATGGCTTGCGTGTTGCGCAGCTTGCCGCCGACGCGCTTGCGCACGTAGAACTTGACGAAGCCCGGGGTCGTGATCTCGTCACGGGTGATGCGCATGCCGACGCGGTCAGCGATCAGGTAGCCTTCCTTGAAGTCGCCGAAGGCGAGCGGGAAGGCATTGGCTGCGACGACGGGCATGTCTTCGGCCTCGGTGATGCCGTAGCCCATGAAGGTCGCCGGCTGGCCGGCCGAGACGGCGGCTTGCCACAGGTACTGGCCGGTCGAGTCCTTGTACTTGCGCATGGCGGCCAGGACCAGCTTGCTGGTGACCCAGCGAGCGTTGTTCCGGTAACGCGCACGCAGCGAGTACACCATGTCGTAGAACGGGTCCAGGGTCGTCGGCAGCGCGGCAGCGCCACCCGAGGCGATGTACTGCAGCGTGCCGAAGGCGCGCGCAGAGTCGACGGTCGCCAGCGGGGCCGGGCCACCCAGGAAGCCGGTGGGCTTCTTGGTGCCGTTGCCAGCCACGAAGGCGGCACCTTCACCGCCTGCGATCGTTTCGGCGGCCGATTCGATCAGCCAGCTTTCCACGTCGAAGAACAGGTCGTCGAGCGATTCTTCCGACGCTTGCGGTTTGGCCGAGGCCATGCCGAAGGTCGGCGCGACTTCTGCCAGGTCGGGCGTGTTGGTCTGGTTGCGGGTGTCGGTTTCACCGATCCACTCGAAGCCGGCGCCGTTGACGTCGATCAGCTCCTTGTAGTCCGGGGTGCCGCACTGGCGAACGGTCGAGATTTCGCGGATGGGCGAGATGTCGATCGACAGGCGCGAGATCGCGCGCTCGATCTGCTCGGGCAGCGCGTAGCCGCCGGCCGCGGCCGTGCTGGTCACGGTCTGGGTCGAGCGACGCTCGCGGTTGTCGGCCGACTGGCGGGTTTCCAGCGTCTTCTGCGCCGCGGTAGCGCGCTGCTGGCGTTCCTGGTCGTGCGGGGCGCGCACCCAGTCGAGGAAGGCTTCGCGGTACTCGACCGCTTCGGCCGATTCCGACTTCTTGCCGTCGGCCATCTGACCCGGGCGGGCCAGCTTGGTTTCCATCTTCTCCAGGCGGCTCTTGGCGTCCGTGATGGCCTCGATGTGCTGGTCCATGCGGGCCAGCTTGGCGTCGAGGTCGGCGGTGCCGTTGCCCTTCTTGATTTCTTCGAGGCGCTGGTCGTTGACCTTCTTGTACTCGTCGAACGTGGTGGCGATCTTGTCCAGGGCGTCAGCCACGGACTTGATCGAGGGGTCTTCGCGCTTTTCGTAGGCGGCGAGTTCGACGGCCTTGGCCTGGAACGCGGCGAAGTGCAGGCCCATGACAGCCAGGAGGGAAAGCTTTTTCATGATGATCTTTCTGAAACGAAAAAGCCGCCCGAAGGCGGCCGCATTGCTGGAGGTTTGGAGGTCAGGTTTTCAGGGAGGCAATCAGCCGGTCGGCTGACTTGAGGGCTTTGGATGTCGATTGCGCAGAATCCCTCTGCTCGTCTCCCATCCTCATGACGCGGGACACAAGTGCCGTCGCGTCGGAGCGGCTGAACCCAGCATCACGCAGGATCTTTTCCGCATCTTTCGGCGTCGCCAGCGTGTCCGAAGACTTGACGTTGGTAACGCGCGCTTTCTCGTTCGCGGGAAATGTCACAAGGGACACTTCCCACAATTCAATCTCGGTGAGGGTGCGGACTTCGGTCTCGCGGTCGTAGGCCCACTGCTTGGACATGAAGCCGATCGACAAGCCGTTCAGGGCGCCCATCTTCAGCAGCGCATGGGCTTCCTTGCCGCGGACCGTCTCGAGCGCCAACTTGCCCTTGATCTTCAGGCCCTTCGCGTCCTCGACCATCTCAGTCCAGACGCCGATCGGCTCGCTGGAATCGTGCTGCCAGAGCATCGCCGGCATGGTGCCTTCGGACTTGTGCGACTTCAGCGAGACAGCGAACGCGCCCGCGGCGATCACGTCATCATAGTTGTCGCGGACGCCGTAGACGGAGCCGTAGCCCTCGATGGAGCCGTCATCGCCGGTCGCCTTGATCTGCAGGGCGTAGGCGCGCGTCTCACGGCCACCGCCAGCATCGCGGCATTCAAGCTTCTGGATCTTGTGCATTGGGTTTCCCCTCCTCTTTGCCCGCCGTCATGTTCATCGGCGTGAGCGGTTCGTCGAGGCCTGGCAAGGGGTCCTTGCCTTCCTCATCGCGGATTTCGTTGCGGGTGTAGATGCCCATCTCGGTCATCGTCCGAGCCCAGGCGGCGCGATCCTTCATCGAGCCCGCCACCATGTAGCGGGTATCGAACTCGGCGAACAGCGGGCCGGCGCCATCCAGCAGCATTTCGTCGATGCCCTGCGTCCAGGCCTTGTGCCACGGTGCGAGCGTGTGCTTGACGTGCGCGGCGAAGAACGCCTCCGAACTCGCGAACGTCGCCGACTTATCGGAGTGACCCACCATGATCGGGAACACTCCATAGTTCCGGCAGATCTCCTCGATTTGCAGGCGCCGGGTCTCGGCCACTTGCGCGTCGATACCGGTCTGGCCTTGCGACAGCCACTTGGCGTTGCGGTCGAGCACCAGCGGGTTGCCGGCATTGTTCGGGCCGCCCTTCGTCTTGAGCCAGCCCGTGAGCAGTTCGTGCTGCTCTTTGCTGAGCGTGCCTTCGACCGAATACGTGCCGCTCGGACGGAGGCCGTTTGCATGCATCGCCGCCTGGCTCTTTTCCGTCGACATCGCAAGCCCGATCGACGAGCGCGCGAGCTGCACGGCGTTGAGGCTGCCGATCCAGTCCCACTGGACACCGTTCAGCACGAAGACATCCTCCGCGCCGAACTCACCGATCATCCCGAACTCGTCCCAGCACCGGTAGCGCACCTCGTAGCGCGACACCTTGCGCACATCCCACCGGCCGGGCATGACCGGGATCAACTCGCGAACCCGGCGGTTGTCGCCACGAACCTTCACCGACAGGCCAGCACCGGTCAATGCGGCATGCATCGTCATCAGCCGACGCCATTCGAAGGACGTTTGCCACTCGTTCGGGCGTCGTCCGAGGAGCCGGAACTCGGGGATGTTGGTCGCCTTCTCCCGGGTGCCGTCGCCCTTTTCGCGGAAGACGTTCAGGTCCGGAGTCGCGCAGCCGTCAGCGATCACCTTCACGCAGGCCAGCACCGTGGCTACCTGCAGCGCCGTCTTGTCATTCACAACGACGCCCGCGACTGTTCCGCCGCCCACGCCGTCGATCAGGGTCGCCACCTGGTCGTAGGTGAGCTGGGCCGCCTTGCGCCCAAACAGTCGGTCGATGATTTTCAAGTGGTCTCCCAGAAAGATGCGCCGGTCTCGACAACCGTTGTTACTAGCCCCGCGGCCATGACGGTGGCGACCGCCAAGTCGATTCGGCCGATGGCCTTTTCCTTGCTGAGTTTTCTGTTTTCGGCGCCGTCCTGCTCAATGACGGCATTGCCGATGCACCACGTCAGAACCTTGTGACCCGGGTGCACGATCTCGCCATTCAGGAGCATCCGCTCGAACTGCTCTACTGCGGGGCTCATGTCCTTGTAGCCCTGGCCGAACGCGCGCATCGGCGGGAGAGTGATGCCCTCATCGCTCGCCAGCGCGATCAAATCCTCGATCCGCCACCTGTCGTAGGCGACCTCCATCACGTCGAAGAAGTCGCACAGCCCGGAGAGCCGCTGCAAGATCGTTCGCTTGCTGATCGCTCGACCGGGCGTCGTGTCCAGCAGCCCTTCAGCCTTCCACTGCACATACGGAACGCGGTCGTTGTCGGCCTTGCGCTGCAGGTCGACTTCAGGAAGCCACGCATACGGAACGATCCGCCATGGCTCGCCAGCCTCGACCGGCTGCACCAAAAACACCAGGCCGGTCAGGTCGGTGGTACTCGACAAGTCGAGGCCGGCGATTGCCTTCCGCCCGCGCAGCGATTCGACGTCGTAGTCCTGCTGCGCGCCCTTCCAAACCTCATGGCTGATCCAAGGCGATTCAGCATCGGTCCACTGGCAGAAGTTCAGCCGGCGCACCATTGCCTCTTTCGAGGGCATCCCTTTCGCCTCGGTCACCTGCTCGCGGATGTACTTGTAGCCCGGCAAATCCGCGTCCTGAAGACTTGGGTTCGCCTTCGGCCAGCATTTCTCGTCCGAAAACGGGTCGTCCTCTTCGTCGAGCCCGCAGACGAAGGGGAAAAACCCGTCGTCCGTCATGTCGCCCGCCGCGACCTTGGCGCCGTACTCGTGATACCCCCAGCACGGCCCGAGCTTGTTCGAACCGCTGTTCGTGATCATGAAAATCATCGCCTGGCGCCGGCTCTTCGTACCCGCGCGAAGCATTTCCACGACCATGTTCGTTTTGTGCTCGTGCAGCTCGTCGACCAGGCCAATGTGCGGCCGCGGCCCGGACTGCCCGTCGTCCGAACTGATCGGGCGGAAGAACGAACCGGTCTGCAGGTAGGCCAGATTCCAGCACTTCTCGCCGGTCCCGCTCTTGTCCAGGCGCTTTGAAAGCTCGGGCGACTGGTCGACCATCGCAACGGCGTCACGGAACAGGATCATTGCCTGATCCTTTTTCGTGGCAGCGCTGTAGATTTCCGCTCGGGACTCGCCGTCAGCAACCAGCCCCTTCATCCCGACGCCAGCGGCCAGCGGCGACTTGCCAGAGCCCTTGGCGGTTTCGACGTACGCCACCCGAAAGCGGCGGTAGCCGTCGCGGCCGATCCACCCGAACAGGCTGCCGACAACGAACTGTTGCCATGGCAGCAGAACGAACGGCACCCCCTCGAAATCCCCGCCATTCAGCTTCAGCACGGACGAATAAAAGCGGATCGCCTTGTTCGATTCCTCGACGTCCCACTTCAAGCCGCGCTTGCCGCCGGTCTTGATGTCCTTCAGGTGGCGCGCGCACTGGTTGCGCACATGCGGCCCGGCGATGCGCGTCCCGGCGACGACTTCCTGCGCGAACGCGGTGACCGGATCAGCCGAAGAACTCGGCGAGCGGGTCTTTTTTGTCGTCGTCATCTGTCTTCGCGTGCACCTTCGACCGTGCGGCCGGCGTCAATCCGAACTCAACCAGGTAGCTCTTGAAACGCCGATCGGCATCGGCCAGCATGCCGACAGCCGGGTTCGCCTTCAGAAGCGACTTCACTTCCTGGACCGTCGTCTCTTCGCCCTCTTCGCTCGTCGTCCGCGTGGTCACGCTGCTGTACGTCCGGCCATCGCGGGCGATGATGTCTCGGCATTCCAGGATTTCGGCATAGCAGTCGCACAGCCGCTCGAGCGCCGGGCCGTCCGCCTCGGTCAGGATGCCCATGCGGTCGATGACCACCGACAGCCGGCCCCAGGCGACCTTCGCGGCGTCGCCCAGGTAGGCGGGGCACGATGGGATCTCGCGGGCGGGCTTCGGCTCGTCCTTGTTGAGCGCGCGCTTTCCAGGGTTCCCCGTCACGACCTTCAAATGCGTCGGTTTGGGGCGTCTTCCAGCCATGTTCTATCCGGGTGAAAAAGTCGATTCAATACGCGGGTGTGCGCAGACGAG